ATAGTCTGCGAGGGAAACTTGGTTGTACAAGTTTCTGTCCCGTGTTAGTTTTTTTCTATATCCTCAACACTATCAGCATTGGCATTATTTAGAACTGTTGCTATCTTGATAATAACACTTGGATCCATTTCGTGTAAGAAAGCCGCTCTGTCTGTTGATCTGAACATCTTCTCACCGTCCTTTTTTAAAGCCTTATTGATAACACTTTCTACCAAAGCCTCTGCTGTTTTGCCTTGTTGTTGGAATGCCATAATCTTGTTTTCAACTGCCAAACTGGCTGTCGCTTTGTAGTATATGTCAATTCCCCACTCTTCACACTTGTATTTGCCTAGGTCACCGCCAAGTTTTGCCTTGAAATGTCCAGTTGCGGCCTCAAGTGCCGATGGTGTATTTGTTTTAACCGATTCAGTCATCGTTTTAATCTCCTGTTTTTAATATACCCTGTCATCTTCCTGACAGTTGGTTTTGTTATGCCCCGAGGGGCCTGTCTGCTGTGTCCTTTATCCAAAAATTGGATATAGTCCGTTTCGTTCTTCACTTCAAATCCTTGAGATGTTGATTTCTTATCCCATTGACTCTTGGCGAAGCCTGTGTCTACAGGTGTTAATGACCGGGCTGTTTTATAAGTTTCATTTTTGACATCATCTAAAATCTTCTGGACCTGTTTGCCCATTTTTTTAGCATCAAAACCACCTACAACCTTTAAACCGATCATAAACTACCTAGACTGCCGTTGCTACTGCTAATACACCAGTGCCTTGGGCACTGAAACTTGCTTCAACTACTCCATCAACAGATGATGTCACTGAGAAACTTGTAATGATACAAGATCCTGAGTATTTTGCTCCACTAGCCAATGCTGTTCCTGATGGATATGCTTCGAAAGTTGCCACTGCATCGTTGCCTGCCGTAGTGTCGTCTTTTGAAGTTAGTTGTTCCATCTTTTGTTGTACTGCATCTGTGTAGTCAAAAAATACATCTCCTGAAAAAGTAAATGATGATAAGCCTGCTTTAAAAGTTCTGTGTCCGCTGTCTTCCATAGAAGTTGTTTCGATTGAATCTTGTGAAGTCTCAATTGAAAAGTTTCTTAAATTTCCGATCACGGCATCTGATAATGAGTTATCACTATCTGTGAATTTGATCACACCGTCGAACCCTGAAAATGCTGTTGTCATAGTTTATTCCTCCGAGTTTGTTTCGCCATTGTCAATGTTTATGGGTTCGCCATCGTTAAATGGTGAATCCATTTGGATCACATCAGCATCAACTTTGACTTTGGCTTTTCGTTTTTTAGTTGGTGCTTTTGTTTTGTTTTCTTGTGAGAAACTGTAACCTTGAGTGTCCACAAGAAAGTTCGCTCGTTTTTCCAAACAAACAAATTCTTTTCCGTCTCTATATACTTTAATTGCTTTGCTCATATTATACTGTTCCTCGTGTGTATTTATATTGAACTGTGTATGTTAAATCCACTCTGCCTATGGGATATAGACTGTCTTCATCACTGGCTATGCTGGTTATAGATGAATTCAATGCCAGGCTGTTCCTTGTTCTATCTACCTCTAGTCGTTCTTCGATGGCTTCTATTAGATTGTTCTTCTGTGTGTCGATGTTGTTGTTGCTTGTGGTGGCACTACTGTCTGCNCTCACATAACCTTCGATCGTGTAGTTGATCAAGGAGATACTGGTTCCGCCCATCGTCTCATTTGATCTCTCTTCTTGTGAAGTCCGTACTATTATGGCTGGATATTGTGCTATACTTAAATCTGTTAGGTTTATGGGATTCCTAGATACCAACACCACTGCTGGATTGGTTATCTCACCCAATGTTTGCACTATGTCCTTGGCTATGTCTTCTCTGGTTGACATATTATCTCACCAATCTGTTGAAATGTTGTGGTTGTTCTTCTGTTTCTTGTATGGTACCATCACCATCCCAGTCATATTTTACACCGTCCTGTAGTATGAGATCAAACTCTTCTCTGAATTTGCTTTTGTAGAAGTCAATCATCATTCTAAATCTATCTGCTTCCGCGGAATGCTGTGTCAGTTGTGGTAATATGTAGTAGGCCAATATATGATACACCGCCGCCACTGTGAATTGTGCGGCCTGTAATTTTGTGTTGTCCATTTCAACATCTGTGGTGTTGAAATATCTTGAAGTGAGACTGCTTCTTTTCACTCTAGGCCACCATTCAATTCTCAAATGCCTTTGGATATCAGCCGTGGTCTTGCTGTGGTAATCTGTGAAGTCTATGATACCATAATCTTTGATCTGTGGTTCATATTCTAGTATGTTAGCATCTGTTGAATAGTTGCTCATCTGTGTCAATCTCCTTTATATTGAGTGGGTGTATAAAACACCCACCCAAGTTGTTGTCGTTGCTCCACTATTACAATTAAGTTAATATTAACTTCCTTGTAATGATGAGTCTGATTCAATCTCACAACCGTATGTGTCGTGTAGTTCACCTACACCATATACTGCTGTTGCTACGATTTCAGTTGCTCTTAAACTTGCATCTCTCTGAGTTTCAATTTTAAGATCCTGAAGCATTGCTAGACCTAAAGCATCCTTATGAAATAATGCACCTTTGAAATCACCAGTTGTTCCTGGTAAGTTACCTGATGAGTCAGTCATATTTGATGTTTCATACACAGGTACACCTGCGATAGTTCCAACATATCCTGATACCATTGCTTCATTGCCAATACCTGCATTAGGATTGACGAATGTGTTAGTGATTGATTTTTTCATATCATATGCTACTAGCGGGTGTAGTACACAGGCTAGATCCGTTGTAGGAACACCTGTTGCTCTTAATTTAGCCACTGCTTGGAAAATTAAGTCTGCTGACATCGCCGTTGATGCTGAACCAACTGTGTTAGCATTGAAGGCACCAAATAATGCTGTAAGATCTGTGTCAATTTTTCTAGCGATTGCTTCACCGAATAATTTACCTAGGTCTCTTACCACATCTGATTCTGATACATTCATCGCATAGTCAGTTAGTGTAGTCATAATACCATTTTCTAATACTGTCAAGTTAGCGACACCAGTAGAAATAGTTGTTGAAGTTAAGTCCGCATTTTCACCCGGTGCCGTTGCCGCCACTGTTGGATAAATTGGAACTTGGATTGTCTTACCACTATTTGAAGGTAAAGTGTAATTTCTTACAAGACCTCTCATAATGGATCTTTCGTTTGCTACAAATAAAGCCTCTGCCACCATTGGTGAAATAAGGTCATTTAATGTAGTAGTTGTTGAATTTGCCATAGTTTGTTTTCTCCTTTACTATTATGCAAGTCCATTGTCTTTCCGATATGTGGCATATCTTGCCCTATCGTCCGGATTGGACATATCTAATTTACTTACATCTAATTTCTCACCACTGCCGGCTTGGTCTCCTATCTTACTTGTAGAACCAGATCCTGATGGAGTGGCACTAACAAAATGGGGGTTAGCCGTTAAAAATTCTTTGGTCAAATCTTCTATAGATAGATGCTCACCATCTTCTCTATATCTGGTCTGGCCTGTTTTGGGATCAACAATTTCAACATCACCTACTTCATTAAGTTTGACCTGGTCCTTGATAAGTGTCGCCACTTGTCCTGGATTGACCGCCTTTAACTTGCTGGCACTATCTAACAAAGAACCATCTACTTTGATGTTCTTCACTTGATTCAACAAACCGCTTATCTGTTCATCTTTCTTGGACATACTGTCTTTTAAAATCTGTTCAAACTCGCCTTTTGCCTTCAGTTTATCTTGTCTCTCCTTCTCAGCCTTTTGATTGAGTTCATTGTAATACTCCGGATCTATTCCTTCATATTTCTTTTCAAACTTTCTTCGCTCTCTTGCGATTCTGTCTGCTACAACTCTATCAAGTTCAGCCTGTGAAAAATGTTTACCATCAGTTTCAGTTTGTTCAACAGCATTTGCTGGTGCTTCCGCTGGAGCCTGTGTCTGCTCAGTGTTGTTTTCCGTTTCACTCATCGTCTATTCTCCTTTTTTATAGTTCATTAGTTCAACTTTCCAACCTTAAAGGTTGTTTTTATTATTTATGTGGTTCCTTATGCTCTTTAAAAGGGCATAGTCCTGTTGGATCAACACTGGAACCGGTGTGCTGTGTCCGCCAAATCGTGGATGTGAATACAACCATTCTTCATCTGGTCTTTGTTCATTAAAAAGATTCATCATCTTCTTAAGTGTTCTAGCACTGGCTCTGGGGTGTTTATAAACACGGGCCACTGAACCATCTAGTGCCAAAATTTCTCCTTGCCAATCAACTATGTCTATCTGTTGTTTGGCCCAATATGCCTTGCTCCAAGGACACACTGAAACAATTGAAGCGAAGTAGTCGGTCCAATTAACCTCTTCTACCACCTTTTTTCTTACCGCCTCTTTTGCCACCTTTTTTGTCTTTCTTTTTCTTTTTACTCATTGCCATCTTGCTGTCCCCCTGTGTCAAACATCGCAGATATCTCTGGATGTAGTTCTAAAATTTGTTCTGTTGTATAACCTTGATCAAGCATCTCTTTCATATGAGTCACCAATTCAGTTGGATTTGTCATTGCTGGATGTTGCATCTCTGTGTTCAAAGTCTGTGTGTTCTGTTGATCTGCTATGACCCTTTCCAACACATCTTCATCTGTGATCAATGCCTTGGCCAACATAATGTCAATCTCTCTCAACAGTTCTGCATTGGCTGGATTGGTCTCTTTGGCCTGTTTTAAAAGAGTGATCGTGTTCTCTTTGTCGTGTATGTTGAATGAATCTGGATAGTCTATGACACCATCAAATGCTATGTTCTGCCATAATGCCCACATTCTCCAAATCTGTTCTTCAGCGAGTTCTAATAGATCCGCTTTCTGTGATAGTCTAGCATTCAACAGTTGGAATTCTGTCTGGAGTGCCACACCGCTCATTGATTTGGCTGTGGTTGATCTCACCCCGCCCATATTGGCCATCCTGTTTATGCTATCAACTTTTTCATTGATGCTGGATATTATCTGTGTAATACCTGATCCGCTAGGTTCTAACAAGAATGGTTTTAGGTTGGGGTCCAAGTCATCCGGCAAGTCTATCACGGAACCTGCACCTGCTGATGCCTGTGTACCGCTTGTTTTCACAAGACTTGGGTGATTGGAAATCCTGATGAGTTGCTCTAACTCACTCAATTCATTATAGACTGCCCTCTGTGTGTCTGCTATGTCCGATATGTCACTGATACCAATACCTTTGGTCTGTGATCTACCTGCATACACTGGAACACAAGGCACAACACCTAGGGGATTTGGAATCACTTCTACTATGGTGTCTCCATCCTTGATGCTGGATCTTGATTTGATCGTTGTCTCTGTCTCTGTTATTGTTCTATAATATATTTTGTTCTCGTCTATACCATCTAATAATGTTAGTGAACCCAAAGCATATACTCCGTTTGGTTTCCTGTAATATTTCCAATCAATCACATTCTCTGGTGTTATGATTGAAACATATGGTCTGATCTCTTGTTGTAATTCTGCCGCTCTGGTGCTACTCTGTGTGCTTGGTTTGTCAACCATAACCCATATGTGTCCGTATATTGAACTATATGTGCTACAATCTCTCATAAAAGCATTGAATGATCGACCATCTAGGTCCGCATCATTTAAAAAACTATCTAAACTTGGGTCATTGACGACCTGTGTGCCGTAATCTCTTGTGGGTGGTTTTCTAAATAAGAAACTGTTGTAGGTCTCTACCACACTCTTGCAATGGTTGTCCAAAGGGGTTTGTCTTAATCTGTTGTCATAATCTTCATCTGATTCTAAAACATACTTGACCAAATACCTTCCCGCTCTGAAATCATTACCACCATTATAACTGTCGCTATAATACTGCCATCTTTTTATGTTATCTTTCCATTGAGGGTGTAATTCCAAACCGTAGTATTCAAGTCTATATTTTACATCAAAAGCATCTTGAATTTGTGCCATTATCTATATGTCCTTAATTTGTTCGCATTGACCAAGTGGTAGTTTTGTTATTATTTATACTATTTCTTTTCACAGGATAGATGTATTCGACCATATATCCTACGGCATCCGCCATATGTTCCAGACCGTCCGTGGCTGGTTGACTGGTACCTTCTTTGTATATCTGTCTCGAAAGACTCTTAATAACATTCTTACAATTTGGTGTTATCCAAAGTTTCTGTTGTCCATTAGCACTTTTCAAAGAACTGTTGACAGCATTCACTCTATCTCTTATAGCAGGATTTGTGGGTCTTGTCAAGCATTGGAATCCCGCATTGACCAAAATACTTAGATCTGTTCTACCACCAGCACTTGTTTTCCTTTGCCTTGAGGCACTATCTGGATATATCACTATGTGTTGTTTGGGATATCTAGATCTTATCTCTGACACCATCTCATCTGTGTTGGATCCGTATATCACTATCTCATCGAACACAATGATGCCGTGTTCAGTCCTTGTGGCCACCGCGGCACTCATTGGACTTATGTTGAAGTCCATTCCTATCAATATCTTGTCTGGTACTGTGATCTTCTCGTGGTATATGGTCTGTGCACCATAGTTGAAATAGACCTGTCCTGAGTATGTCTCAAAACTGGCCAGGTACTCCTGTCTAAATGTCCTATCATCTAGGTCATTCTTGGCCTGTTCAATTTCTTCTGCTGGCACCTGTTCACCTTGTATTGTGGTGAATTGGAAACTCTGCCAATTGTCTGGATCTATGCTGGCCTGTTGATACAGGTCATAACTCCAATTGCCTATGCCCTTTGGTGTTCCACAGAACAAAGCACTACCACCTGTGTCTGATAGTGTGGGTCTGATCACTTCCGCCCAGGCCTTCTGGCTTATGTCAGCGAACTCATCTAGCACCACNAAGTCCAAACCAACACCCCTTAGGCTGTCTTCATTGTCAGCACCCTTGAGGCTTATAACACTATCATTGATCAATCTTATGGATAGATCTGATTCGTTGATCTTCTTGGCCCAGTTTAGATCTCTCAATTTCTTCTTCAATTGATCCCATACGATACCCTTGGACATCCTGTACGATGGTGCCACATAGAATATCTTTTGATTGGGTTGTGAGGCCACCTTGCACATCTCTCTTATGGCCAAGTGTGTCTTTCCAAACCTTCTTCCGGATATCAATACCCTGAATCTGCGATCTGAATCTGCTATCTGTTTCTGTGATGGTGATAAAGGCATTAGTGTTATTTATAGCATCCCTAGGGAAAACACGGTCAAATGCCATTATTTGAACCACACAGAGACCTTTACAGTGGGGTCTAATGGGAATGGTGGGGTGTTTGTATATGGGGAATTGACCCCGATCATTATGTTTTGGCAATATTGCCGATCGTGATCAACTCCCTCTAGGAAAACCAGATAGGTAATGACAAACACCAAACCTATCTGTATCCACAGGTGATATGAACTACCTGCGAATTCTTTTTAGAATCCTATGCCTAATCCGTTGCCTAGGTTCCAAACCACTGCTATACCTTGACCTACTAATGGTATATCAATAAATTTATCTTTGTATTTCTGTGGCACTCTTTCAACCACTTGTTTGTGTATGATGTTCCTGACTGTGAAGAAAGCGATCACAGTACCCACACTTGGGTTGGCACCCAACAATGGATTCATCTCTATCAAGCCTGGTGTGGATGCTATCTTTATGGTCTGCAAGGCATCTACCACTGTAAGCACCTGGAACCATTTCATCTTGGTCTCTTGCTTGTCAGTCAGTGGTTCCGCTTTGGCTATGTTGAAACTGCTACCAATTATCACTATCCAATATACCAATAATATCCAAAATAATTTACGAAGCATTGGACTCCTTCTTAAGTTTTAGTAATACTTCGGATTGTGCTATATGATCAGCATTCACTTTGGCATACAATTCAATCATTGTTTCAAAATATTTTGAAACCATTGCAACATTTTGCCCCAATATTGTAAGTTGGTTTTCTATACCGGCAAGTCTCTCTTCTACTTCACCACTGCTTAATTCTTTAACTGAAACATCTACAGTTTCATTAGCAATGGTCCATAAAGAACCACTCATATCACCTAGGTGATCAATTGGTTTGTATATTTTTTTTGTCATATCTTTTTTTCCTTTGTTAGTTTATTATCTTATAATTGTAGCATACTTCTAGGATCTGTCAACCTTAATAGACCAGATCTGAATCCTTAAGCGGTCTAGATTTATAAAATACTCTATTTTGTTGTGCCGCCCAGAAACGATCTGATTTAGCCAGTTTCTTTTCATCGGCCTTGGTCAAGAATGCTATACTCTTATCACAATACTTGGTTCCAAAATCTGCCTTTGCTTTTTTCCAGGCCTTTTCTTGTGCATCTTGTTGAGTTCTATTACCTGTGTATTGATATTTGTTATTTAAAAATTTAAAACCAGCCTTGATCACAGCCTTTTTGAACTGTTTATTTCTTTCTCGATCTTCTGATTTTGAATGTATGCTGGCTTTGTACAGGCCTACGGCACCGTGTTGATCTTTGATATCTTGTAGTGTTTCTTGATCAAGATATATTACTTGATCTTGCTTACCAGATAATTTCATCTTTAATTCTTCAGCGGTAATGATACCTGATTTAATAATTAAATCGGCATATTGTTTTTCGTGTGCTCTAGCATCAATCTCCCAAGGTGCTTTCATATAAGGACCGTGATACAATTTACCTTGCCAATATCCCACTTCCCATTTGCCATTGTGTGTCATTTTGCTTTTTCTATCATTGATAGAAAGTAAGCCATCTCTATATTGCACTGAATGTTGAGCCTCGTGGCCTATAATGTGTAATAATTTTTGCATTGGAGCACCGTACAAGTTTCTAAAGTTCAGTACACTTTGTTTCGTATGTTGATACCATAGACCACAATGACGAGCCTGATTACCCCAGTATGCAGTTCGACCAAATTCCATTTTACTTTCAATATTGAGTTCTTTGGCCAACCAATCGTGACATTTGGTCATCAGTTTCATCACATTAACTTCGTTTTGATTTCTTGGTTGTATCCCTATATTTGACATTTTGTTTTCCTATTGTTATTGTTATTATCTTATAATTGTAGCATACTTCCGTGATCTGTCAAGCACTATTCTACCTTGTCTTGATCTATGTTTAAAACAAACCCTTCTGGCACAACTCCCTTTCCTTCTTCAAATATGCTCTGATCAATCACATATTCAAATCGGCTTGGGTCTTGTTCATAACCCCAATACTCTTCTTTTATGCTAGGATCATCTTTCAAAGATCTAAATGGTGTGGTGTCATAATGGTCTTTGCCTTCTTTGGCGGCATTCCAACTATGGGGAGTGATCCAAGTGCCTTGTCCTGGAATGTATTCAGTTATCAACCATCCTGGCACAACCCAACTGCCTGTTGTTTCATTTTCTATTATGGCATTGTCGTGACATTCATTGTATTTAGATTGTTTAGATGGCTGTTGTTTTACATTGACCACCATATGTTCTGGAATGTTCTTCATCTTTAAAAAATGCCTTGTTGCTTTTTTCATAGTATTATAATAGCATACTTCTGGATCTTGTCAATAGGGAGATTTACCCACTTTTAGGCGGTTGACACATATGGGATATGTGTTATAATGAGGTTTTTTATGGCTATCTTTCAGCCACTTCTACCACTCTATATTCTATGCAATTATACAGTTCGTTGAGTTTGTCACATTGTGTCTGTGCTGATGTCTTGTTGCCAAAGAACAATTTCTTGTATTTTCTATAATTGGTGAATTCACATTGTATCACCTTGCCCACCCAGTAATCATCTTTGGCATTGCGATATTTTATACCATACATACGGGTCTGACCCACTGTGAGTTTGTATTTGCCACCCACTGGTTCATCGTAGCGATCCAATGTCTCATATTCATAAGGTCTGGACATTACAGTTTGAATCCTTTTTTCCAAGTTTGTATGGCCCAGTATGCAGGGGAAAGGGTTTTCTGTCCCTTTACCTTGTCCAGTACGGCACCCATCCTTGCATTGAAACTGTTCCTTCTAGTGGGATTGTTCCTGCCAATGCTCATACCCTTCTGTCCAAAATTAACTTTCTTCACATTGCCAGTTGATCTATCTTTCACAAACACTTTGAATTTCTTNACATCACCTCTGGTCACTTTGTTNAATTTTACCGTTCTATTTTGATATTTTGCCATTATTTCTTTGTCTCCACTATCACTTTGGGTTTGCTTGAATTGGTGTATAAACCAAAGAAACCTGCTCCGGCACCTACCACAACTGAAACGAATCCAGCCTGTGCATTTGTGGGATCTGGCATCATCATAAACCAATCTATGACCCTGTAGAACACTATGCAATACAATGCCATCAATGCCCTTGGGATCATTCTCCAGTTGCTCATAAATTCTGGNANTTCACATTTCGCAAAATACCAACAGTTCTTTATCGCTTGTTTCATTTGCCTTGTCCTTTGTATTTCTTATAACTTCTTCTCTTTGATTTGTTCATCATAGTCTTTGAATGTCTACCACCACCTATGCTGGTCTTCTTGGGTCGTGTGTCTCTTTCAATCTGTTGTTTTACCTTGGCCATTACTCATCACTCCACGGTAAGGGTTGGTTGTTTTCACTGCTCACTGGTTGATCTGATTGTCCCAACATATTCTTACCCAACCATATCTGCATAACTGCATTGCCTTTGAGTGCCGTTTCTATCTGTGCCCTCCTTAACCTTTGATTGGTCTCTGAATATGCTTTTTGTATCAAATCACGAAAGTTGTACTTCAATGTCTCTCTTTTGATGTCAAACCAATCAGCGATCTCTTGGTAGTTGCAATGCAATGCCGCCAATTTATACACTTCATCCGGTGGTATTATCCGTTTGTTGTCACCGCGGCCCACTATGAGTCCTTGTTTGGTCATAGTGCCCCATTTTTCTTGTTTCCTTTTATACTCTTCATTGAAATCTTTGGATTTCTCTGAGTTTGGGTCCTTACTCACTGTCATCCCCCAATAGATATAGTCGTATCAGTTCAAATTGATGATGTGTGTCTAGACCGTCAAAGTCTTCTCTTGTGTAGTTTTGGTTCAATAACCAATCTGTGAATTTCATACTCTCTGCCTCCTTTTTTTACGGTGTTGTATCACCTATGTTAATGGCTTATAAGTGTAGTTGTTCTACCTTTACTCTAAACCTTCTTGCTATGGTCCTGCTTGCCACTGTGGCTATCACACATTTCACTTCATAAACTGTGCCTGCCGTGCCACCTGACAATTGGACTGTGGTTGTTGTTGTGGTATTTGTGTTGCTGTCTTTGGTAAGACCGGTTGCAACCGTGTAAGTGGCTGAACTGATGGTGTCACCTGTTGTAAGGAAACTGGCCCAATTTATAGTGTAATCTAAAACTGATTCCGGATCTTTCCTTATGAAAGCACCTTGGTTGTCTCTTTCGTATCCTGTTGTCATACTGTTATTTATTGTCTCGCAAACACATCAAAGTGATATACGAACTTTCTCCCATTTGCTGTTGTTGTTGTCAATTTCACATCGTGTGTGCCCACTGCACTCACTGTCAAGAAGCCCACTACCTGGTGTGGTGCTGACTTGCCTGCCACAAGGTCAGCATACACGGTCACATAGTTGAAAGTGATGCCTGAACTGGTGGATGTCACTGCGGCCGTGATCAAACTGTCTCCGCTGTCCAATCTGTTGAACAGATCCACACTGAAGTCAGTGGTGGAACCTGTTGTGGCCGCTATCACTGTGGTCTCTAGATATTTGGTGTTGTTGCCCTGTCGCCAATTGGTGTATAGGTCTGTCATTACAGTAAGTCCCTCGCATCAACTGTGGTCGTGAATCGATCCACTGTTATTGTTCTATCTTGTTTGTTCATTGTGAATATCCTAGTGAATGAATCTGGTTTTATCGTTCTATCAAATTCGTCAGTTATGTATGTCCTTGTCTCAGTGGTCAGTGTGACCTTGTTGGCACCACTTGGTGCTCTTATTATGTCTATGTCGCCTGCTGATTCACTCAATGAAGCAATAGCGAATGCCGCCTGTGGTTCTGTTTTGGTTAATCCAGTGACTCCTATTATGTTGTTGGCCGTCGATGTCAATCCAAATTGACTTGGCATCTGGATTGGTCCTGCCAATGCCGTGTCGATCAATACTGTGCCTGCGACTGTCACACCAAATGCCATACCCAGTGTGGGTATCGTAGAACTCTTGATGTTGCTGGCTGATACTGTTGTGCTGAAACTGGTTGAAAGTGGTTGTGCTGATGTTGTCAGTAGATTGTTTGCCGTGGTATCAACTGTGAAACTGAAATCCACTAGTGGTTGTGGATCTTTCAATCTGAATCCACCCAATGTGTCCATTGTGAAACTGGATGACAATGTGCCAATTTCTGTTTGGGTCAGTCCGTGTGTCAAAGCAGGAGTCACTGTGGTTGTGAAACTGGTGCTGAACAATGCGGCACCTGATATCTCCGCCATATATGCTATGTTCAATTCTTTTCTGAGTAGAACTACTGGATTACCACCAACATAGAGCACCGTATCCAAATTTGGATCTCTAAACATTGATATGGTTGGAATCACTTCATTTACAAGTCCATCATCTTTTCTATCTGAATACTTTGTCTGTTGATACAACACAGCCTTTGGTGATCCTGTTAATACATCTGAACCAGGACCTCCTGCAACGGTGTTGATAGAATTAACTGTTGCTAGGGATGGTTGTGCTGTTTTGGCATTTGTGCCTGTGGCATTCAAAATGTTGTCATTGGTGTTGTTCTTCAATGTGAAAATTTTTGGTGTACTGGTTCCAGCCCCACCTGTCTCAAGTCGTAATATTGAACCAATGCTCTTGTATATGTGTTCAGTACTGGGTATCATACCAGCAAATTTATAATCTCCTTCACTGACCGTTTGCCCAATGTCAAAAGTTTTAACACCAAAACCCACTGTTTTTGTGCCAAATCCACCGTCAGTGTTGGTCCTGATGTGTAATCCTATAGAATATGTGGATCCACTTTCAAATATGCCATCCCAACCATTTAGGTCAGTTATGTCAATTGTGAATGTTTGTTTTGGAGTCACAGCACTATCATCAAATGTGGTATAACTGAATGGACTAGTTTCTGCTCTTGGAAAAGGTTCTAGCAATCCATCGCTGTCAGCCTGATAATTCACTGTGAAAAATTGTCTTGTCAATGGAACCGGTGTTTCATTGCTGTGAGTGACTGTACTGCCCGATGCATCTTGTATAATCACGGACATAAAACCAAATAGACTCTGGTTGCTGTTGTAGTTGCTGACATTGTTTCTGTAAGCAACCACTAGATCATTCAATGTCAATGACAGTTCTTCTGTTCTTGCCGTGTTGTTGGTTATTGATGTTGGTATTGGAATAGTGATATTATAGAAACTGTCTTGGGCCTCAAAAAAAGCGAAATCGCTACCAACTGGATGTTCACTTGGCTTATTACCTCCTGTGCTAGTGGGAGCCACTGTTGTTGCTGTGAATGTATCATTTACAAATGATTGATAACCTGTGGTTAGGAATGTTCTTCCTGTGTAGTGATATCTGGCTTTGACACCAAACAAATACATTTCTATATTTCCACTGGTGCTGTCTATACCGCTACTGGCATAACCAAAGTTTGATCCAGACGGAATTGCTGGCAAAGGTGCTAATGAATTGTTAACCACCGGTAAGAATGTTATTGTCAATGTGGGATTGGTACCCATATTGCCACCACTTGTAAAATGTCCTGGAATCTGTGTTGTTATGGTCTGTCTGTTCTCTGAAGTTATTTTTATTTCGTCACCACCTGTTGGTGAACTGGGTATGCTATAATCACTGTCCTCTGTGTCCCACTGAACTCGGAATGATCCAAAGTAAGGATCACCTATGTTTTGATTGCCATCTGTGCCACTGTGACCTTTCAAACCACTCTGTATATCTAATTCAATCTCCAATGAGTTTGTGTCAAACACAGCATCTTGGTCAATGTCTGTGAAATCAAATTGTAATTCTAAAGCAACCGAGGCATTACCTCTGATTATGCTCAGTTTGGGATCACCAACGGCTGTGTTTCGAATGAAATCTGCCCCTGTGTTGTTATGATATTTGAGTATTGTATCAGTTGATGTAGTGACTACTATGTCATCTTTTCGAAGGAGCAAAGGTCTTCTGTAATCTGTGCTTGTGTCTCGAGTAGTGTCGTGTGTTGCTACACGAGTGTCATCCGCAAAGGCTGTGAATGATGTGCTTAAACTTGCTTCTCCTAGTATGGTCGCCATTTAAGTCCCCCTTACTCATTCTCAATATACTTGTTGCCCGTTAGTTGTTCAATGTCTTGGATCATCTTCTCCATATTGACTCTAACTGTCTTACCTGTCTTTGTGTTTTTAGAATAGTATTCCCATTCACCTGCTTCATTGTGTGGTGAAATTTTGGTTTCATTGCCTGCTTCATCTCTAACGAATACTTCTGATGAACTTGATTCATCTTTGGCATATATGTGGCTGGCATCTGCAACACCTGATGGTGCACTACCTTGATTGTGTAATGTGATGTATTTTCCAGCATCAATATCAACATTGAAGTTGACCATATCTGGGAGTGTGACTCCCGCGGTTATTGATGATACTGTTGTTGATCTTTTTTTGACTTGGAATATGTTTGTTGTTGTGTCAATCGCATCTCCATCACCTGAGTTACCTGATTTGATATGATGTTCTAGATCAAAAGTGTTTTTGTCTGCTTGAGTCTTTAATGTGTATTCAACTGGAACTTCTCCCACTTCATATTGATTGGCTGAGTCTGCCAAGGCTGGATTTGTTCCTAACACATCAAAACCATCATTGAACTGTGTTGATTGAAACACCAATTTTAGATCCTGTGGACCTTCATTACCTATTCTGTTTTGTATAAGGAATGTTTTGTCATCTAATCTACCTCTTGTGCCATCTACCACAACTGCTGTTGAGTTAGAACTGAACTGCAGATATTTTCCTGTTGAATGTGTGGCATTTGAGAGGTTTGATACTGCATCTTCCAATGTGATTGTTGTTGAACTGCCTGATCCTGATGTGCTACTGACCTGTATGTAGTTGTCCATATCTCTAAGATCTGAACTTGAAAAACTGCTGTTGTCATAAAAGAACAATGCTTCATCGTTCAATGCCAAAGTTTCACCTGCCGTCAAACTTCTTGAAAGTGTCACTGTGGTTGATCCGTTAGTTGTTGGTGCCACATTTGTGTCAGTTGAAGCATAACCTGTTTTCCTAAACTGGAAGTCATCAAAACTAGTAAGCAACAAGTCACCTCTACTATCTCTGTCAGTTCCTGCTCTTAATTCTATTTTGTTGTCTGCTCTTATAAGCACATTACCTTTGCCTGATGCACCTGAGTCTGTGGCTTTGATCTCTAAATTACCTGAAATCACTTGTTCCCATTTAGATCCAGTGTATCCCACATAAGCATCACCGTCTGTTCCAAATTGTAGATACTTGCCGTCTATGAATAAACCGTGTTTGTTAAATTTAACTTCACCATTTCCGTTTGGAGTAAGTTGGATATGACCATTTGTGTCAGTGGTTGAAACTGTGTTGGCATCAATCTTGATGTTGTCCACTCTAAGGTCAGTCACTGCTGTGTTTGTACCTATCGTACAGTTGTCAATTGATCCACCATCTATGTCTGGTGATGTTATTGTTTTGTTTGTTAGAGTCTGTGAACCTGCCAATGTTGCCACTGTGCCATCAATTGCTATATCGTTGGCATTGGCTGTTATACCTGTGCCACCTACGACATTCAAAGTTGCATCGCCTGTTGTTGCACCGCCTGTTAGACCTGCTCCTGCTACCACAGATGTTATGTCACCTGATCCACTGCCTCCTGAAACGGCTTCTAGACTTATCTTGGTTCCTGAGTGGTCATATGTCAATACAAAGTTGTCTTGATCTGCACCAACTGTCTGATCTACATCAAAATTAAAATTACCTAATGATACATTACCTGTGCCATTGGGTGTTATTGTGATATTTCTATTTGATGTGGAAACAATTCCGTGTGTGACCACATCTAAGTCACCGCCTAGTTGTGGTGATGCATCTTCGCTCACATTGTTTATTGAAACTGCCTGTGCTCTTGCATTCGTGTAATATAAATTAGTTGAACCCTCTGTGATCTCATCTGAATTATCTTTTGTAGCAATCTGGGTTGCTATGTAAGCCTTGACACTTTGTTGACTTGGTGCTCTTGAATCACTGTTTGTGCCCATAGCATCTTCATCAATGATGTTGGCCGCTATTCTGGCATCTGCTCTTGCATTCGTAAAGTAAAGGTTAGTTGATCCTTCTGATAATGCATCTGTGTCTGCCGCCGCTATTCTGGCATCAGCCCTTGCATTTGTGAAATATAAATTAGTTGAACCTTCTGCTATCTCATCTGAATTATCTTTGGTCAGTATCTGTGCATCCACATAAGACTTGATCGCTTTGGCACTTGCCAAAGTTGTGTCTGTGCCTGCCACAGCAGATAAGTCTGTGTCTAAAACACCACTGGCTAGATCTGCCACTTCTAAATTTGAAATGCTGTTGCCTGTGCCATTGGCATCTATAGTTTTGTTCGTGAATGTCTGTGATCCGGCCAATGTGGCCACAGTGGCATCAATTGCTATGTCATTGGCATTGGCTGTTATACCTGTACCACCTATGACATTTATTGTCGCACTACCTTCTGTTGCTCCACCTGTTAGACCTGCACCTGCTATCACTGCCGTTATGTCACCTGCCGTTTCCGCCCAACTTAAGACACCCGAACCATTGGTCACAAGTCCATATCCATTTGATCCTGCATCTGCAGGTAATTGTATTGTTAGATCTGCCGCCAGTGCCGTTGGTGATTTGATTGTTGTTTTGTGGGCACCATTGTCACTTGCTTCCAATAGTTGTATTGATCCCACAGCACTGGAAGTTGCTCCTGCTACTGAGAGATCACCGGTGAATGTCTGCGGACCTGTTATTTCTATCTTCTTGTCGTTCAACAACAAGAAGTTTGAATCCATTTCTGAATGTGTAAGGGCCGAACCTTTGGCACTGGTCTGAGTGCCTGGGTCTGTAGCCGATCTTGTAGATCTTGTTTTTATGTTAGCCATCGATGTTGTCCTTTATACTATTCTAAAGTGATAACAAGACTATTCGCATTTATTTGGAATGTATCGCCTTGTGTCACAGTTTTTGCTACTGTAAGTTGTCCGTGGAACAATAGATTACCGCCAGTTGCCGCATCGTAGATACCTATGTGTGTTATCTGTGCTGGGTAATTGTTTGTCGCCTGTGGAAACACGATTGCCTCGTTGTTCTTTGCCGTGACTGTTCCTGTTGATTCTGCTACTGTCCAAGTTAGATCACTAACTGTTCCGCCGCCTCTAGTGTAGCCATAATCTGTTGATGTGGCTCCATTCAAAGGAACTTCTGTTGCTGTTCCTGAGTTGGCATCTAGTGGTCCTGCTGTGGAATGTAGAGAAATAAAAATAGCATTGTCCGCCGGTGCCGTAAAAGCACTATGAGATGAATTGCTATTGAATATATGCTGAAGAATTTTTTCTTCTAGATAGTTTGAAGCATTATTTGCCATAACTGAATTTCTCCTTATTATAATAAGTTATTTTGATATCTATTGTATTTATACTACCGCTTTCCGGTTTTGATCATACTGATGGTCGACTGTGCCACTTTGTATATCTTTGCCAACTTTGCACCTGACAGGGGTGATCGCCTTATCTGTGCTATGTCTTTGGGTTGCAGTTTCCTGCCTATGCGATCTCTCTTTGATTTGTACATATGGGCCATATTCTGTTTCTGTGTGGCTATCTGTAGATGATGTGGATTCACACATTGTGGATTATTACAGATATGGCTTATGACTTTGCCTTCTGGTATCTTTTTCCTTGTGTGTAGTTCCACACTGAACCTGTGTGCCATCTGTTTGCGACCATCCATATAGATGTAGCCGTAGTTGCCTACACCGCCGTTGAGGGGTCCTTGCCATAACCAACAATCCTTTTCGGGATACTTTGGAATTTCTATGTGTCTGTAGAATCGCCAAGCACGAGATAAAAATTGATCCGTGCAGGGAACCAATTCAAACTCGTCCTCTCTGCTCACATCATTATTTACTAGAGATCGCCGCGGGATCTCACACTTGAGAACTACCGTTCTCGGCCACCTATTGACTGGAAGTCAAGAGATTGACGGAGTCAAGAGAGATATGAAAAGGCGAAAGCCTTTTTGGTTGACTGCGAAGCAGTTGACCAGACAACGAGACCAAAGCAATCCAATTAGGTTGATTGTGCAACCAGAGTTGTTGGCTTGTGATAATATGTATGAATCTTTTCTGATAATATTCTCAATATTGACATTGAATGATCAAATGCTTTGCATTCAATCAAAAACACTTCATTTCATTCAGTGTTTTCATTTATCTCTTTTATCTATGTTATCTTGTTTGGAAAACAACTCAAACCACCAGGATGTGAATTCCTGATGTAAAAAAAAACATCACTAACCACATTGTTTATCAATGCCTCGTTTATACCCTTGACTTGGTTAGCCGTCGCAATCGTGACCAGTTTGTAAAGTTGGTTGTCTAACACCCTATTACCTTATAATCGCGATTGTAAGCAAAGTTGCTTACGGGTGGGTCATCCTTTAACCCCATAAATTATTATATTACAAACCTTGTACTGTTGTCAACAAAATTATTTCTGCCAGGGATTGTTCCATCCCACCAATTCCAATTCATCCACATATTCATCAACTGAATGTTGTCCAAAGTATCTCCGCCATCCACCTCGTTTGGTGAATTCCAATGAAGTCACATATACCACCTTGAACACCAAGTGTTGATCCAGTTCTGAATTCAATACTCTTTTGAAAACCCAACAGGTCTCCTTGTCTGGTGTTGGAGCGACCATACCTCTAGCGAGATTGTTCATTTGTTTTTGTTTGTTCTTGTCTTTATTGGTTTGTGCCATACTTGTATTTACAAAAAACCGTAAAAATCACCCCGTTATAGACTGTTTTATGAAGTTCTTGGATAAATATCTGTGTAGTTAATTATTTCTGACATAGTTGATTACACTTCGTATAGTATGATGGCATTGTATTATACTCCTATAATCGCGAAGGGTGGTTGTGTTTTTGTAAAAGTTCACAGCCACCTTTTTTATTGACTATGCTGGGTATATGTGCTAATATATTATAGATTAGAATATAGGAGATAATAATATGTACAAAATAAAAGAGTACAAAGTGGCCACTTACAAGAAGGCCCTTTACGGCAAAGACCCTACCAAATATTTGGTTCCTGAAAAAATAGAAAAAATGAAATATGA